GCAAAAGATTCATTTCAAAGAAGGATGCGCCGGATGACAGAGAGCGGATGAAATCTCCAAACTCCATGTGAGGCAGATAATAACATCCTTTAGGCAGGAAAACAGAGCTATACTCCAGAAACTTAGAAAGCTTAGAGGCTTCAAAGTCCAATGAAAAAACCGGATCATAGCTCTCAAAATTACCATCAGGTCCATCCTGACCGAAGGAAACCAAATAACCTCCATTCGCAAGAGGATAATTTGAGATCAACACCGAAACAACCAAATCAGAGTCAGAAACAGAAGACTTACGCTGGCCTTCACTAATAGCATTTGATAACATAATAGAATAAGATTTAAAGTTCAAAGACAAAGATAAGCATAAAAAAGACAAACTCAAATTACTAGTGTCGAAATTGACGGCTAGTTGAACTAGTATGCTTGGACCAGCCTCCGCCAAGCGAACCGGGAGTGGGAACAAACTCCTCAGTAACATCATCCATTCTCTGCACAGGAGGAGCTGAAGAAAGGATCTTTGCTCCAGCAGCATGTCCAGCCAAAGAAATAGCTCCACTAACAGCAGTATTGGTAATGCTGTAGCCAAACCGGTTCTTTTCAGAACGAAGCTGCCAGCGGTTGGTGTACATATCATACTGGAAATCCTGCAAATCAAGTTTCATGTACTCCTTGCGAATCTCCTTACCGGTCATCTTGATCGTACGCTCAACCTTTCCCTTCTCATTGATAATGGGAACCTCAACCTCGGTATTCCAATTCACATCAAACCAATTCTCCAAGTCAGCTGCAGTCAATTCATTCACACGGGCCAGCTGCTCCTGATTAGCGGAGGCAGACTTCAAATAAATGGCACGGGCAGTCAGCAGCTGCAACTCCGCCTCGATCTGATCATCAATATAGCCGGTACGGGCCTTAAGCTGATAGTACTCTTCCTTAGCCTTGCCAAGATCCGCCTTGATCATCTCGAGATTATAACCGAAAGCAGCGTCTTTCAACTGATTGTCAATAGAATAGGACAAAGTTATTGCAGTATTCAGGCTTGCACGCGACGTGGATTCGGTAATTCCGGCCTCTGCAAGTCCTGCCTGCGCCTTCATTAGACGTTCACGCAAATCCTTGTCCAAAGTCTGAGACTTATACCAATCAGCTTCGGCATCATTAAGAGCGGCAGCCGAACGCTCACGCTCTTGCTGAGCATCTTTCAACTGAATATCCGCATACGCAGAAGGATTACCAGCAAGAGCAGCAAGACCCCCACCGGAGCCAGAGGCCACAGGACCATGACCGGAGGGGGCCCCACCGCTAGCGGTGGGTATAGTAGCAGAAACACCAACGCCAGACTGACCAAGAACAGCAGCAGGATTCAAGCCGGCAGCCAAGTTGCGAGCAAGAACGGCAGAAGGATCGTTATACGCATTCTGGTAGTCAAACATCTGCTTGTCATGAGCCAGCTGAAACTCCGCAGACTTGGACATCTGCTCAAGGGCGTACTGCTGCTGCAATGCCATCTCCTTCTGCTTATACTTCCAATTACGACGAGCAGAAATACCACCAAACAAAGCATCAGCAATACCGGCACCAGCAGAAGTACCAGCAGAACTGGCTGCATTCATACCAAGCGACTGACCCATCATTTCAACAAAAGAAGCAGGAGGCATATTAAGGAAGCTTTAAATTAGACCGAACATCAAGTTGAACCGTATCACAATGAACACCTGAAGAACGATAAACCAACTTACGAGTACATGAAGCAGCAAAGTAAACAGACAAAGCCGTAAGAATGGAGATCAACAACGTCCAAAAACTCTTCTTACGATAAAACGGTACTTTTTCCATAACAAAAACGACAATAAGAAACCATAAGAAAATACGCTATCAAAACCGCAATTTGATATCCAAATTCGATGTTCAAAGCAAACATCAAACTTGGTCCGCGCACATATCATATATCATCTAGTAAAGGAATATGTAATTTTCTTTTAAAAACAATAAGTTTATACGGGCAGCACGCCGACTCCGTCGACACAAAGTGCTGTTTATTAAGGTGCTATACGCTACCTGCGGTGCGAGGCGGGAAAGTGGACAAGGGACCGAAGGGAAATGCCTCAGGCACTCCCTCCGGGAACCCTAAACCTCATCAATCCTCTTTCTCCGGACTGGCATTCGAAGACGAACGCTGCCGCTCGAGAAAGTCATCAATAACACCCTGTCCACTCTCCAAACCATCAAACTTGTCGATCCGGGAAAACGAGTTCGGATCGAAGTCCAGCGGTGGGTCATAATCCTCGCCTTTCCGGAAATCAGAGTCCGACGCCTGGACATCCGGACGGCCAGGCAAAACATCTACAGTACCGGAACCATTCAAAACCGACATAATCCGCTCGCCGCGGGACCTGTATTCCGGAAGGTCTTCAATCATATACTCCAACATATCAACGACTAGATAAACGAGTTGCAAAAGACTTGTTTACAAGATTCTTGACAACTACCTTGTACGACATATTAACAAAGAAATTATCCTCCATATCGGAAGCAAAAGGGTTATTGACAGTAGCCAAATTGGTGAAAAGCAGAGTAGGACTGACCTCATTCGGATGCGATGACAAACCGATGAGATAAAAATCACGCTGCTGCACCCAGTAAGACTGCTGCGGAACAGCAGCCTTGGGAGTGAGAGTGGCCTGCAAGGAACCCAACACCTCATCATAGGAGGAGCGAAATTCATTATAGCAAGGCTCCTTGGCCACCGAAATACTCTGAGACGTAGCTCCAGACTGCCAGCCGTAGCCGAGACGCCAGAAAGGAACATCCTGATAGCCGATGTCATTGTAAATCGGGTTGAAATAATCGGGACCGCGGTACTCCAAATAATCGGGGCGTATGCCGGTCCAGAAATAAACAGGCCGGATCGTCAGCATGTCAAAGATATAGCCGGGCTCCTTGAAATAATAAGTCTGCTCGCGGCCAAGCACAGTGTTAAACGCAATAGAGCCGCCCATCTGGCCAAGTGCAGCAGCTTCTCCGCCTGCAAAACCAGACTGTCCTGCCTGGTTCATAACGACCTGGCTGTTAACCATAACGGAAGAGCTAAAAAGAAGCTTCGGACGATCCACATGTTCGATCTTAGAGGCAAAGAACGTATAAAGCCAGTCGGAATAGCGGGAACCGGAGGCGCCGATGAGATCCTTATACTCCTGCAGACGCGTCGCAACAGCAAGCTGGGGAATGGTCCTCACGCCTGTGAAATCAACATCAGAACCAGAGTCACCCGGCGGCATGAGGCGGCTGAAGCGGTCGGGTGAGCTCGGACACACAGCCATAGGATGCGCTGCCAGGAAAGGAATGTTCAGCGTGCCGGAGAAATAAACCTTACTGGGAACACTAATATCGGTGCCTGAACCATTATTCCAGTTAACCGTAGGTTCCTGAACATCGTAAGGATAAGCCGGAAAATTAAAGTTCATCGCCTGCGGAAACATCTGAGGCATCTTGGAGAAGTCCGGACTAGCTGCAGATGTATCCTCATTGAACAAGTCAGAGCGAAGGATCTCCACGAACAAATCAGAGCGGTTCCACGATAACTCGTCCTGATCAGCGCCAACCTTCCTATCCCTCGGATAAAACATCGTCTCGAAGTAATGATCCAAGAACTCCAAGTTACCAAAACGCTGCCAGAAATAAGAAGCCTTGTTGCGATACACAACCTTCGCCACCGAAGAGGAGGTGCCGGTATAGAAAACAGGCCGGTAAGTTCCGGGGTGGGCGAAAGAAAAAATACCCCAGGAGGAGTACGAGTAATAATTGCGGACAATATCCCAGTAGCCTAAATAAGTATCTGCATTCACAGAATAAAACTTCGGCATCGACTTAGCCAAAGTATGCGAAGTAGGCAAAGTACCAGCAGGATAATTGGATATCGGACTGTTGGCAACACGAAGCCACGACATCAAACTGTTCGGAAGTGCAGCACGATGATTGAACGGCATAACCTGGCTGAAGAAAGAAGCAGTGCCGGAGCGCGGATACATGAGGGAGGTATACTTTTCTGCACCAGAGTTGTCCACACAGCCGGGAATGAAGTTGAACGTCAAGTCATTCATGTCGAACTTGGACGAATTGACACGCATCTCCGGATGATACAGCTGCAAGGGAACCCAGAACCGATGCAGCCGAAGCACGTAAGGGTTGAACGATGGAACACCCAAGGGGTTTGAACGGACGTCAATGCCTTGATGCAAGGTAACTCGATCACGAGCATTGACAAACTGAATACGCACCGGGTAAATAATACCCGGCGTAACAGAAAACGCCTTATTCTCGGGCATATCATACCGAGAATAGCCGTTGACGGAATGAGAAATAAAAGGCTGCTTACCCATAAACTATTTTATTAAAAAAAGAATTAGAAGAACTAACACCGAAACAATCCACCCAGAAGTCAATAACATCGGAAGTCACCGCAAGAAATCTCGGCCGGCCCTTGACCTTGCTCAAGAACTCCCGAAGCTTCACAAGGCGCGAAAAACCTCCTTTAACGACAAGGGAAAAGTCGGAGGGGCGAAGGACCCTCTCAGCAACTTCACGAAGAAAGCCAAGAGCCAGAGAACCACAGAAAGCGCTAGCATAGGTCCAAGCAGTAGAAATCTTGCGAAAGACCAACGCATCTTGAGAAAGATACTTATCGTAGTAACGAGGGATACGGTAGCGATAAACAACACCGGTCTTACGATCAGTGTAAGACCAAAGGCCAGAAGCCGCACCGGGAGCTTTAAAATCTCCCAGATAATCGCCAACACCTGCCGAAATAAACTTACGGCGATATCGGCTATTCTGAAGAAAGTCATAAAGATTAGTTTTTAATTTACCTGCAGTAATAGGAAGAGACTTCGCAAAGGCAACCGAACACTCATCCATATAAACAGACTTGCCGACATACTTGACAACATACCGAAGACGCTTATCCGTGATAGATGCGAACCAAACAAAGCCTAAATCCTTAACAGCTTCACGAATGGCATTGTAGGAGTACGGAACATCCCAAAGAACGCCATGAAAGTGAAGACGGGGCTCATTACCCTGCTCCGGATGCATTCCAAATTCCTGGAAAACGGCATGTTTGATGGAATGGCCGAAACGGCGGCGGATGCGTTCAAACCACAAGCGGATGAAAGAAGAGGGATTCTGCAATGCACTGTCGTAATACTCCGGAGCGATCGTGATCGTAACAAAGACAGAGTTGCGGTACAGACTCTTCTGATACTTGGTTTCACGCTCCAAGCGAACATACCAGTCATTGCGCTGCTGCCGGAGACACTCCTCGCAGCGGCCACAAGGAACCATAATGCGCTGGGTAAAATAATCCCAAGGACGGTTCATCAACAGAACCTTCCTGTCCGTCAAGCCGATAGTCCGGGAGCTATACGCCCGATTCCTTATCCAAATGGGAGAAAGACACATCCTTTATATCGAAATAAATACCAGGGTACAATCCAGTCAAAAAGCGGAGGTAATCCGAAGCCTGTTCATGCGTCCGGAAACGACGCAGAACCTTAAAACACTTGCCCACACGCTTTCTAACAAAGAAAGGCGCGTAGGCAAGCTCAAAACGGTGATAATAGTCAAAACTCATAGAACCTTTCCGCCTAAGGGACGAACGACGATTCTCTTACCTCCTTTACCTCTAGTCTTCTTCTTCCTGCTCATGTTCGAAAAAACTGTCTTCATTAACCTTAACCAAGAGCAAACCCTGCATCGAACCGGAAGCAGACAAAAGATTCATTTCAAAGAAGGATGCGCCGGATGACAGAGAGCGGATGAAATCTCCAAACTCCATGTGAGGCAGATAA